ATAACTTCACCATTAGCATTTACATCGGCATCATCACCCAATATAAATCCGTTTGGCAAAGGTGTAACACCGCCGCTTGAAATAGCAGAGAAAGTTACGGTATTATTAGAAGAGTCTGCGACCAGTTTATATCCTGCGCCATTAGCCATCTTATCTGTCCAAAAGAACAAGACTCCGCCTGTAACATTTATTATTTCGACGGCAGCAGGTGTAAAACCTATATCATCAAAAGTAATAGCAGCGCCTGTTCCAGTTGCCTGTATAGTTACATTATAAACTTCCATCATATCCTCCTATTAAGCAGAAACTGCAGTTTCATAAATCATTACTGCATTAGTATTAACCACCTTAGTGGCCATAGCCATCTTGTAACCAGTTGTAGAAAACTGTTTAAGCGGCCCGCCGACTGTTTCCTCATCTTGAATAATATTCTCAATTCCACCATCCAAATCGGCTACTCCAAGAGCTTCTGAACCTATAGCTATAGCTCTATGGACATCGCACTTTCCGTTTGTAGCTTGCTTGTCTGTTGTTGCAGTTGCAGTGGAACCAGCGCCAGCAACTACAGCACCTGTCAAAAAGTTAGTGGATATAATTCTAAATCCGCAGCAGCTTCCTATTTCGCCCTCAAAAGCTACTTCAGGATTAGAATATTGAGCAACTTTAATAAAACTGGTTAGGCCTCTAATATCCATCGCCTGATCTGGAGATACATAAAGCAGATAGCAGGCTTCTATAGGATATGTATTAACTCCCTGACCTGCTTTTACTATTTTTGTAATTTTCTCACAACCAGCTTTTTCAAGAGTTCTAAACATTTTTTTGAGGTCAGTTTCAGATACGACGTCAGCGACATCTGTTCTACCTGCAGCTGAATTTGCATAAAATGTATTAGAAGAATTAGAGAGATAAGCGTCTCTAATCAGAATTTCTCTTGTCTCTCTTGCGAGTTCGCCTATAGCTTTTGTAAAACCTGCTACGACTTTGACTGGATCGATTTTCTTAGCGGCAGTTGACACCTTAGTATAAGCTCCATACCAGTCAATTTTAGCTGTAAATTTTTCAACTGATACAGAAGTTTCAGAAGGATTGACTCCGTCCTCAAGAGGTGTAGGTATGCCGGGATTTATTCGAGGCACTCTAAACCATGAGACATAATCATGCCCTGTTATTTTAGCCTTTAGGACAAGGCCGTTTTGTTCAAAAACTGAAGGAAGTTTCACAGCTTTAAGAAGTATTTGCTGGAAGACTTCGTTAGAGTTTTTCATATCTGTTCTTGTTATCATATACATAGCTCCTTAATTATAAATTATAAAGAATTCCACAACTCTTCGACAATATCCTGAACGCTTTTAGCGGGGCTTGCCCCTTTTACGTCGTTCAAAGTAGGAGTTTTTGTCGTTTGAGTTTGTGTTTTAACTTTAGCTGCTATATCAGCAGCTTTAGGTTTATTTTGTTGAGAAAGAAGCTGATAAGCTTTTCCCAATTTATAAGCTTCTTGCACAAGCACCGCAGGATTTTGGATCGAGTTTACAAGAGCCAAAGCTATTTGTGTAGGTATAGCTTTAATAGCATCTTCGTAATCTGGATTAAGTTGTCTGAACACTGCTTCGTGTTGTTCAAGAAGTTGTTTTTGCGACTGCTGGACAATTTCTTGTTTTTCATTTGCAGTCTTATTTTCTATCATTTTAAGCAGCTTTTTGACGTCAGCTCCTGTGATAAAGGCTTCGTCTTCTATTTCTATATTGAAATCCTCTTCTTTTTTAACTTCTGGCTGCTGTTGCTGCATACCGAGTTGAAGTTTAGTAAGAATTTCAATTTGTTCTTTAAGCCGCCTATTATCATCGATAATTTCCTTAAAGCGCTCGTAAGGCACTTTTTGTTCTTGTAAATGTTCAGGCAATTGAGAAGTTTCAGTTTCTGTAGTTACAACTTCTTCTACAGTTTCTGGCGCTTCTGCAACCTGTTGAGTTTCTACCTGTTCATTTGACGAATTATTTACGTCATCAATGATATTTTCTAATAGCATTTTAAACTCCTAATTAGATGATATAGTTTTTTTAAACTTTTCAATATCAATATCTACTGTAATTTCTTCTAACAGTTTCTGCTTTTCTTCTTCTTTATTCTTTTCGTTACCTACCTGAGAAGATACTGCAGAATACCATTTGTATTTATTACACATAATCATACTATAAGCTTGATTATTGTAATCTTTAGACATAACGATTCTTCTACCGAGTTCAAGCCACCAAGCTTTTGCTATATCAAGACAATAAAAGAACCATTCTTTATATTCATTATCTGTCATAAATTTAAAATGCAAAGTTCTTGTCAGGCCAAGAGAAGTATACATGTATTCTTCGCTTGCACCTTTTTTAGCCAATTCAAATATTATTTCTTTCCAATCTGGTTTTATTCTATTTAATTCTTCTTTATACATAATGATTTTTTCAGGGAGTTCTATGTCCAAGCAAAAATCATTATCTATGAAATGTAAAGATTCTTCTGCTAATTTTTTAGGCATTTTCATTGTGGTTGCACTCCTTGCTGTAATAATTGTTGTTGCTGCATTTGTTCTTGCTGCTGCAAAATTACTTTTTTGTCTTCTGGGCTCAAATACGGGTTTTTCTCTATTAGAGTCTGAGGCGGAACCGGTATTCCATGCTGAGCCTGTCCGAACAATGATTCGTAAGCAGCTAATTGAGAAGTTACAGAACGGCTTGTTTCATCTACTACAATATTATAATCAATATCTTTTCTTAGCATACTATAAATTTCATCAGGTATTTCATAACCTACTATTTTTTCAAATTTGATTTTAGGGAAAGTGTTAAGGATAAGTCTGATTACATAAGCACCAAGTTTTTTAAGAGCAAAGTTAAGATGAGAATTGAGCTCTGCAACGCTTGTCAGGCCTACAGCTTGAACCAGTGAAATAGCTCTTCCTGATTCTAAATTAGTAGGTGTGCCTGTAACTTCAGGAGGCAAGCCTACTTGATTTATATCATTGACAAAAAGTTGCAAGAGCTGGACTTCTCCTGACGGTAATGTAGGCTGTGGAATAAATTGAGGAGGATTTGAACCTCTTCTATAAGGCAGAAATCCCACTTTACCACCGGCTTTTTTCAAATCTTCCACGTCTTTTATAGCTGATTCTTCAGCAATCCACATGCCTAAAGGTGTTTTTTGTGTAATAGCCATTAAAGCACAATGTCTTGCATTTAATTCTCTCTGAATATCTTTTAAGTTTCTTACATGTCCATGTAGTTTATATTTCCATTCTTCTAAAGCGTCTATATAAAAGCCGACAAAGGGAATAAAAGGGTAAATGTTTCCTTTGGAAAAGGTGACATTTTCCTGCAAGATAACATTGCCGGAAACTGTAGCGACTTTAATAACTGGAGTTTTTCTTTCTTCAGAAGTCAGATGAGGATTGGCAGCAAGGAAATAATTCAAGTCTTCTTCTGTCCCTTCCCACACTTCAGCGTCATTTGGGTCTTCGACATTAACAATCCAAGTCTCGTCTTCTTCGTCTCTATACCAGTATTCTTTGACTACTACTTTTTCTTTTCTTTTTGAGGCATTAGACTGGTTTCTGTATAAATCGTCTTGAATATCTTTAAGCTGTTGAATTTCTTCTTCTTTATCAGGGAATACTCTAATCAATTCTTTTTTTGTAGTTTGTTTAAATCTTATTATATAATCGCAATCACTTAATCCCATAAGGTCTTTGCAGTAAGGGTCGAAATAGACATTGAGGGGAGACTCGCTGCAAAACCTTACATTCCCTTTTGTATCGGTATCTATGAATATCCAGCCGAGTCCAGAAATCAATTGATTTTTATAGGCCTGAGAAATGACATTTTGAGCATTGCCAACGTCCATACTCCATTTTAAGGCTTTTGACATTATGTCGCTTATTTCATCATCTTGAATTTCAACGGGATAAGCTTTTAAATCAGTGAGAGTCTGTTCTCTCCTCCCCAGCAATGTATCTATCTGTTTTTTAATTATGTTTATAGTTATCTGAACGTTATGAGAGCTTTTAATAGCATTTATATCGTCGACAGTCCATTGCCCGTCACCGCCGACATAAAATTTCAAGTCCTCTTCCATCAAATCAAACAACTCTCGGAAGTTGTCTTGACACTCTTTATTAGCTTCTTCTATTGTTTTTAATATGTTATCTTCCATATTCACCAACTACAAAATTGAGTTGCCCAAGTTGTTTTTTTCTTATTTTCAAACTGCAAATAAGACACGCCTTTTTCGAGTTTAACCTTTTCCTCGACTTTTTCTGGAATTGCTATCGGGCATTGAGTAACGAAACTCATGCAATCCAGCATATCGTCATGGAAACGGTTATTTGGGTATTTTTTATACTCTTCTTCAATGAATTCGTCAATTAAATTTCTATTGTCATAATACAGCTCTTCTGGCAGCAAAAACTCTCCTTTTCTTATCATAGCCACAAGAGCTAATATTCTTCTTCTTTTAGCATTTTGTTCGTTACTGCTAAATTTTTCCAAAGCCATATAATATTTTTGAGTTCTCATTTCTCTTTCAAAAACTTCCAGATCGGAGTTCATACCTTGTATTTCATACCATACGCCTTCAGGTTTATATTTCTGGTGTAAATATTTCAATTTTTCAAATCTTTCAAACACATCGAGTTTATCTCTAATCATATCTATTAGGAAAAACTGTCTGTCTGAGGATACAGCTACAACTACGAAAACTGAGAAGTCTGATTTTTTGTTTTTGCTTCCTGCGGGGTCGACAAAGATATAATAGAAGCAGCCGTCAGGGACACAGGAATAAAATTTAATCCAAGCGGGGTCAAACGAGTTATCGCCGCCAATAGTTGGGTCTTGCAGCATCTGAGCTGCATAATAAGCGTCACCAAAAGATATTCTTTCGTCATCCAATTCTTCACGGCTTCTAAATACTGGTATACCGTCAAAACATGCTTTCCCTTCCTTATTTACTTCAGAAGGTCTGATTATATGGAAATATCTTTCATCGCTTAATATTTGTTTACTTAAATCATTTACGTCATATCTTGTAGTTACAACTCTAACGATTGTTTTTCTTTCTCTATCCTTAATGCCATTTAGCATTTTAAAAGCCATATTTACTTTTTCAATAGACTCAACTGTAGCAGTGTTGTCCAGAGTTACAGGGTCATCTATAATAAGTCTATTAAAATGGAATCCTGTAGGGATACCTTCTATAAATCCATAAGCTACAAAAGTAGGGTCAGAAGATTTCAATTTTCTTTTAACAAACAATCCAGTATTTATATTCCAGTTATCTGTAAGTTTACTTCGGAATTCTGATGAAGTGTAGAAAGTTTCAGGCCAGCATTCCCATAATAAAGGCGACCTTTCACATTGATTTTTAATACCAAGTAATTGTTTTTTAGCCATTTGTCTTTCATAAGACAATATTACATTAGTCGTATCTGAATTTTTTGCCGTCTCCCATAAAGGCAGACCTATAGTTATAAATGTAGACTTCCAGCTGCCTCTTGCACCAGCAAAATACAAATAAGGGTCTTGACTATGTTCTTGCAGTAAATAAGCTACATTGACAAGGTAAGGATGAAATATAGGCATTTGGAGACAATAAAACATAAAAAACCAAAAATCTTGTTCTGCTATTTCCCTAACTACCTTTCTATATTTATTAGGAAATTTATACTTTATTTTCTCCAATTCTTCAATTAATTTATCGTAATCAAATTTCCAATCACTCATAGGTGTATGGAAACCTAATTTTACTAAATCTGGATTTGTTTTTTCTTGATAAGTTACTATTTCAAGCATTTTTTTTCAACACTCTAACAGGGTCGGCTATAAAAGCTGCATACAAAGCGACATCTGCCGCTTCACTAATTGCATTATCAAAATCTAAGTCATATATTGCGTTAATCAGTTCAATAATCTCTGCTGCCAATAACTCGCACAACTCATTAGTTTCTAATTCATACCAGTAGCCCTTATAAGACTTTTCTTGAAATTTGTCATTTATGCTTTTAATAAGTTTATCTATAATCTCTCTATCTCTTTCCATAAGAATTTACCTCTACATATAATTTATTTAATTTACCCTTTTTCAAAGGCTTTTTATTCACTTCTAACCTGATTATGTCTCTATCATTGCCGATTATTTCAAGTTCTTGCATTACATCAAACAAAGGCTTTAAAAAATTGTCTATATCTAAATAAGTCTCTACATTTATTATAACCTCATAAGGCGCTTGCAACATACCACAATTCTTTCTCATCAGTATTTTTAATATCTTGCAAGCCTCTCTATACTCTTTGGCCAAAAATAATTTCCCAACCTTAGGATTGTAATTGTATTTCTTATTCACAGAAGGAAGACTTATATTTTCAGCATTCAGCACTACCATCAAAATCTCCTTTTTTTAATATTTTTTTAAAGGTAAAATTTATATCTGTCAATAAATTATTGACAAGGGACAAATATTTTGCTAAAAAGGATTATTGATATTATTATTTCTTTCATTTCTTTCAATTATTTCAATTCTTTCAATTCTTTCAATTATTTCAAGCAACATCAGAAAAAACCTCAAAAAAACCTGAAAAAAAGGGCAAGGGCTCATTTTGCCTTGAAATAAATGAAATAAATGAAATATATATAAATTATATATATATATTATATATAAAGACTCTTTTTCGCTAATTTTTATAGTTAAAAAACTTTTTTTGTATATTTTTTACAAATTTTTATAGTCATTTTATATAAAAATGTCATTTCATTACTTCATATTTCTTTCATATTTTCTTCAATACTTCAATTGAAATAATTGAAATAAATGTTAAAAATAGTGTCAAAATGTATATTTGTGCTCTAAAACTAACGATTTATTTCATTTTCTTCAATACTGAAATTGAAATAAATACATTGAAATTTTTAAAAATATGCTTGACTTTTTACCATTTGCAAGTTACTTTATTTATAACACAACTATTTTCTACAACCTCCTATCTCTATTTTTTTCCTTCTCTCCTTTTTT